AGATGCTGCATACATTAGAAGAATTCAAGATCCTCTAGAAAGAGAACTAGAAACTGAAAGAGTTGCAAATCTTAAAAAGAAACTTGAATATGAATTAGGTGATATTGATTTAGGGCCTCGTTCACAATTTTGGAACTATGGTTTTTCAACTTCTACAGATGATCAATCACACGTACAATCAGTTAAGTTATTAGATGGTGATAATTATTTTGATCTATCTGTACCTTTTCAAGAGATAGCATTTTCCTGGTTAAGAGTACATCCAACAATTGCATCTTCACATCAAGCTTGGGAAAGAGGAGAATATGCTGCAGATACACAATTTTATGTTGTAGATGATGAGATAGAAAATGCTGTAATATACAAGAAAAAACAATTGATTAATAAAGCAATTGTAATGTTTGATTCAATGACTCCTGATAAAAAGAAAAAAGTTGCAAGACTTTTAGGTTTACCAGTAACAGAAGAAACAAAAGAAGAAGTTGTTTACAATCAAGTAGATAATGTATTAAAACAAACAGAATTTAAGAATGGTAAATATTCAGGCTTAAATCCAGTTGAAGTGTTCAACAGATTTGCTGACATGAAAGATGACTTATTACATATTAAGGATCTTGTTAAACAAGCTACAGCACATTCAGTATATAGAATTAAACCTAATGGTAAAATCTATGAAGGTGAATTTGAAGTGGCAAAAGATGAAGAAGATTTAATTAGATTCCTTGCTGATGATGATAACCAAGATGAGTTATTGATATTAGAAGGTAAATTAAAAACTAAAAAACTAGCTGCTATTTAGTAGCTAGTTTAAAAATATAAAAGCATATGATACCAGTAGATAGTTTATTATATAAGATTGATCAGAAACTAAATAAACTATCAACTAATGAACATCAACAAATTCAATTAGAAGACAAGATTTTAGCTCTTAATGAAGCTCAGATTAAGTTGATAAAACAAAAAATTGATGGTATAAGTATTGTTAGTCAATTAGGACAAGATTCATTTAAAAAACGTTATGAAGACTTACAGAGTCTTGTAATGGATTATAATCATCAACCCCTAACATTGACATTAAGAGATCCAAACATCAACCAATGGGTTGCAAACATCCATGATCTTCTTCCAGAATATATGTTTTATGTAGACAGTTATCTATTAGCAGACAAAGGAAGATGTAAGGATAGAAAGATTTGGATTAATCGAGATCTTGCTAAACATGGAGATCTTCAGTTTATATTAAACAATGATCATTACAAACCTTCATTTGAATACCAAGAAACATTTAATATTCTTGCATCTGATGAAATAAGTATTTTTACTGATGGTACATTTACTCCAGTTAGTTTAAATATAATGTACATGCGTTATCCTCAATACATCAATAAAGAAGGATATATTATGTTAGATGGCAATCCATCAATTAATACAGATTGTGAACTTGAATTATATTTAGAAGATGAACTTCTAGATCTTACAGTGCAAAATTTAGCAATGTATACAGAAAATGCTTCTGCTGTTCAAAGTGCACAATATAGAATACAAACAAACGAATAAACTTTATTAACATTTAAATAAATAAAAATGGCTGATTTTTCATTAACCACGCTCTTCGTGGTTCCAGTAGGGCAGGGTACTGTCCCTAGCTCTGGCTCAACACAAGACCTTGACCCAGGTATTGTGGGAATTTTTAACAATTTGTATGCAACAGTAGATGACACAACTATTGCTAACTTCCCTTATTTCTACATTGCACAAGGTAGAGAGAACACTTATTTGCAAGGATCAAAAAGATCTGACAGAATTTCTGGTATTAACAACTCTACTTACGGAACTAACGTAACAGAATGGTACAAAGTAACAGGATGTCCTACAGCTGCAAATCAAATTACAGATGTAACTGATTTCACTGTACAATGTGGAGAAAGCATCACGTTAACTTTACGTGCTAGTTCTTCTTACATTAATACATTGTATTTCAATGGTTTCACTCGTTCAGTAACTATTCAAGCTCCATGTTGTGGTTGTGACGAAAACCCATGTGCTGATGTAAGTGATAACACAATCATTAATTTATTGATTGCTAAATTAACTGCACAAGCTCCAGGTATCAATCCTGACAACATTAGCTTTAACACATTCTGGACATTTGAAAATGTAGGTGGAACTATTCTACGTATTACAGGAAAACCTTTAACAGTATATGGTCAGCCATGTGATGTTGCTGCGTTCCCTTTTGAATATGACAGAATGTCTTTCAGAACATTTGTTTATTCTGGTCCAGCTACAACTGCTGACTTTATTGTTGCAGATAATTGTAACCTAGTTGCTAACCCAATTATCACTCAACGTGCTTCTTACGCTTCAGGACAATCTGCAGAAATTATTCAATTAGAGAAAAACTTCTACAGCTATCAAGCTGGGTATTTGAAACACCTTTACAGAATGGCTGGTTACAATGAGAACTTTGAGTCTTATGTTTCTGCTGGTGCTACTTATGATACTTATTATATCAAATTCAATGAATATGATAAATCTGCTTATCAATGGGGTGATTATATCATGGAAGATTCTACAGTGATTCTTGCTGTTCCAAATCCTGCTTCAGGAAGTGGTACAATTGCTGCTGACATTGAAGAAATCTTAGTAGCTGCTTTAGGTGCTGTTGTAGATAATAATACTTGTATTACTACTACAACTACTACATCTAGTGCTCCAGTAACTACTACTACAACTTCTTCAACTAACATCCCATAAGGATAAGAAGAAGTAACAAAAATTATTATTAAATAACCTATGCCAGGGGAAAGAGGAAATCTCATATTCCTCTGGCATATTTATTATAAAAACATGCCAACATTAAAATTAGATTTCTTAGTAGTTCCTACATATAATACATTAACACTTGGTGTTATTGATACTTCTACGTATTTAACAGATCCTCCTGTAGTTACTTCTCCAACAATAGAGATAACTCCTCCTGGATTTAATGTTGCAATTATTCCTTTTGATGTGAATAGTTATAATACATTTACGTCAGCTAATTTAGGAATAACAGCAGCAGGCATTAATCAACCGTTACCAGATGGTATATACCATATAAAATATTCTATTTCTCCTGCATATTTAAATTTTGTTGAAAAATCTATTATGCGTACAGATAAAATTCAAGAAAGATTTGATGAAGCTTTTATGAGACTTGATATGATGGAGTGTGATAGAGCAATCAAGACACAATCAAAAGTAGAATTAACATCAATATATTTCTTTATACAAGGATCAATAGCTGCTGCAAACAATTGTGCATTAGTTGATTCTAATAAACTTTACAATCAAGCAAACAAAATGTTAGATACCTTTATTAATTCTAATTGCGGATGCTCAGGAAATAATTATCAAATAAACTTTTATTAATTATGGCACAGTGTAGTTCATGTGGAGCAAAGGTGGGGTGTGGATGTCAATTAAAAAATGGACTATGCGCAACATGTGCTTCTAAAATAAGTAAACCGTAAAAATCATGTTATCACCAAGATTAACCAATTGTGCACAGTGTGCAGATGCAGCTTCTCTTATTTTAGAGATAGACTGTAAGATTGCGGAAGTAAGTAATAATTTGTATAATAATATTATATTTATGTTGAATAAATCTATAGCAGGTGAAGCCATGTATGATTTATTAAACTATAAAAGAATACTTATGTATAAAATATGTAATCCTGATTATGCTGGAAATTATACAGTGAACATGATTGCAAGTAAAATCAAAATTTTAAAATATAAATAATATGTCTTGCACAAATTGCTATAACGGTTGCTCAGAAATAAATTCTGATCAATGTATAAAATATACAGGAATAGATGTTCCTGGTCTTGGTATTACTAATGGTGATACTTTATTGTCTATAGAAGAAACAATATTTAATTATATACAATCTTTTATGATAGGAGAAGAAATAGTCCCAACTATAGATCCTTCTATACTTTGTAAAATTATTAATGACAATCTTCCTATATGTTCAGGATGTACAGAAATATTTTTAAATGATATATTAACAGCTATTATTAAATCAGTATGTGATTTAGAAACAGAAATAGCCAATATCAATAATGAATTAGATATATTA